AAAATCCAAATCCATACACTCATCTATTTCTCTCATTTTTCTATCTAGTTCACTCATCTTACCCATCTACTTCTACTCCTTTGTCGTTGTCTACTCCCGTACTTGTTAGGTACATTTCATCGCTATCTATTAGTCGTTGCATACTTTGAATTTCCTCTAGTAGTTCTTTTTCCTCTAGTTCTAGTTCAGTTAGTCTTTCGCATATCCACGGAACTAGTTTCCTATATCGTTCTAATAGTAATTCTGCTTGTGCCTTAGTCTGCACAGGTAGGTGCTTTATTTCTTTCATTTTACTCCCTTTTTTTTGTTTTTATTTAGACAAAAAAACCCCCACCTATTTAGGCGAGGGTTCTTGTCTCCCGATGTGTGTCGTTTAGAACGACAAATCATTAACTATTTGCCTGAGCATTTAGCTTGTTAGCGTCCTCGGTAGCTTTCTCTATTGCTTGCCTACCCTCGGGGCTATATATCATATACCATATGCCGAATAAATTCTCGCCTAAGTATTTCATATCATCTGAGTTACTTGGCTCACTATCTTTAAGTGCCTCGCAACCTAATGCAAGTGCCTGACCGAATATTAACTGACCTCTCGGTGTTTTAGCAAAGTTTTTTGCTTGTTCTATTTGTTGAGCACTCGGTTTTTTTTGTTTCGTTTTATGCATCTGCGACCTCCTCAGTCGTTAGTGTTATGTTGTCTATGTCTTGTTCGTGTATCATTGACGACATTGTTCGCATCGTGTCAATCATACCTAAGGCTCGTTCAACCTCGTCTTGTAAAGATGTAAGTAGGTTACGTAATCTTACGTCAGGTGTATCATCTGAATTAAAAGATACCTCGACTACCTCACCACCGTCTCTTTCTTGGTGTACTTTGGTGTTAGCCTTATCCCACTCGATGTTCTTTTGCTTGTGTATTGATATCTCGAATACATTTACAAGCGTTAGTAATTCCATAGGTGTCATACGACTAAGTGCATCACCTAATCGAGTACATACTTCTGATACTCCCTCGTTTGTATGAGGGTCGTCGAACCTATTAAATTTTATCGTATCGGGTTTTTGTTTTTTATTGATTTTTTTCATCGTGTTGTCCTCCGTTTTGGTTGCGATGTTGTTATAACGTAGTAAAAAAATTCAGTGTTTGTCAAGGAATTAATTTACTACGTAAATAAATTACTTGTTTATCAGGGTGATTTTGTAAGAGCCATTTCCTAGCATCTCTTGTTCTATAATGTGGTATAAATCCTCCTCAATATCAGGGTTTAATTCAGGGTAATCACCGAATTGTAAACTATCGTAGTTTCTTTCTAGACAAATTTCTTTCCAACACTCCCACTCCTCGCACACTAGATTTTGTGCATCATACTCGTTGACGTTGTATCCACAATAGAAAGTATCTATTTCCTCCTCACACACTTGACACATTATGTTACCCTCATCTATGTGCTCGGGGTAGGCGTTTTTACCTCCCCCCGTGTCAATACCAAAGGTATTGTGTGTGCCTACTGCCTCATACTCACTCATCAGACACGTCCTCAAACTCTACCAGTCCATTTCCGTATTCTTTATCCTCAAAAGATATCCAACCTTGAGCACCAGTACTAAGTTTAAATTTAGCTTTGTTGTTAACGTTGTTAGTCGAGAACGGTATAGCCTCAACTACCTCGTCGTAAGATAATTCTACGTCACACTCTATGTAATAATGCCTAGTGTCAAGCGACGTATCTGATACCTTATAGTTCTTCATATTATTTTTCCTTTCGTTTTTTTTCAATTAGTTTGATTTGAGCACTGGATAAGTTAGTAACTTCATACTTATCACCCAACTCGGTTACGAATATAGATATTAGTTCATCATATTCTAAGTCGTCAAACATAGACTTAAGTTCTTGTAATCTCGTAGTTCCCCTGAGTTCTCGAGATAAAACACTCTCGAAAATCCAAGCAGAACCACCTAATAGTAGGTCTATTTTTTTCTTAATCGTCATCTATGTCACCATACATTTCCACTATTTCCTCACATAAGGTAATCACTCGTGATACGTGTCTCTTTTCATATTGTCCTACGTATTCTTCGCAAGTTTCTTTGTCACCACAAGCATCTAGGAACGTTTGTACGTCCTCTAGGCAAGGTGCAGTGTGCTCAAATAGTAAGTGACTACCTCTTTTATCGTTTAACTCAGCGTTGCTGATGTCATTTGATATTGATTCGTGTTGTTCGTCTGTTAATGCCATTGTATTGGTCTCCTCTATACGTTATTGTAATAATACTTTGTTAATTCCCAAAGTCCTATGGCAAATGCCATAAGACTTATTATCTCCCACTGAGATAGAACAACGAAATTCATTATTCGCCTCCAAACAAGTCGTGCTCGGCTTGACGAATTTTTCTTAATTTTTTCCAGTGAGCATCACTCACCATAATATCCTCGTAATTACTATTCATAACACAATCTCTTATGCTAATCCCCGTAGTCTCGAAATCATCAGGTATTACGGCTAATATCTCGTCAACATATACACTACCAATGTCTCCAAAATATCCGTCTCTCTCCTCAATCTTTACCATACGGGTTACACCTCTCATATTGTCCATTACGGTCGCTATTCGTGGTGCATTACTTATCATCGGCACTGGTGCTAAGAACACCTTTGTACCTTTTTTTACGTCGTTACTAGTTACTTCGTTCATACATATCCTCTCGGTTTATTAATAAATTTTTGCCACCATTAAAAATTATCTCTCTAAGGCTAGTGCTCAACCAAAAGATAAATAACTCAGGTGGCGTTAGTTTGACATCGATTCGCACACTACTTGTCAATGTTGTTGGCATTGCCCCTACTTTTAAAGGGGCATCAGGGGTATACTCAAGTAAGCAAGCTTGGTCTTCAATGTGGTCAATTCCACGACAATCCTCTTTTGTATGCGAGGACGACCTCTCGTTCAGTACCTGAGATACCGTTGCCAGTTGTTGTAAATTTTGTTGTTTCGATTTTCGCATATAATATCTTAAGGCTTTCCCTCGGTGGTTGTCAAGGAATTAATTTACGTAGTAAATAAATTACTTGTTTATGTAGTCCGTCGGTTACATTTCTGCATACGCCCGTGTGGTTAGGGCAAGTAAATCCCTCCCTAAAGGCTTTCGCACACGCATCTATATACATCCAGAAAGTTATTAAAAGGCATAACTTTCTAGATAGTATATCTGGATAATTCTGAGCACTTGAACCACCTGCTGGGCTCAGAAAACAATCCAATAGAGTAAGTTCTATTACTCTATTGACGTCGCAGCTTCTGAGCACCAACTCTAGTTGGTGAGTTACAGCGTGCCCGTTCAAGAGAGCACGCCTGATATGTTCGTGATAATCGTATTGAGGTTATCGGAGTTACCGACATAAATGTCACAGTCGGTGAACTGCCTGAAAAATTCCTCTTGTTCCTCAGGGTCAACAACGGTGTAACCACTCGCACCAATGCCTTGCTCGAGAACGCTCTCCCTGAACTGGAATATGAGGTCTCGAAATATCGATGCCGAACTAAACGTCAATAGTTTAGTAACGTTTAGGGGTTCGTCGGGGTGCTTAGCTATCCAAGATAATCTATGGAAAGCCTCGTCACGAGGGTCGTTCTTATCGACACCAAGTGCTCGTCTAATTCGACCACTAGCATACGACAAGTTTGTCGTCCCGTATTTTATCTCAGTGGCATAACCACGTTCCTCCAATGCACTGGCACAAGCAATAGCAAGTGTACAAGCCTCGATGATGCTCTCACAGGGCACGTCACCAAGACGAGCGAGGTCGATAAAGAACCTGACACATTGGGATTGGTTGTTACGTTTGTAACTCTCCATAGGGTCGAGACCTGACATTGCTTTGTCTATGTTGACGATATAGCCACCTAAGTCGGCACGCTTTTTACGTCGGCAATCTACACCAATCGAACCCAGCTTTTCTAAGTCGTCAGGATTAGCGTTCAGCTTAGATTTCTGAGACTCGTAGAAATCGAGAATCGATTCCGTAGTATAGCCTCGACGTACTATCTCAAGTTGGTGTGCTCGACCTTTGACGTCCATAACGTCACTTTGATACCACCCGTCTCTCGTATCATAACTACGTCCGTGGCTATAGTCGTACTCCTCGAAACGTTCCGAGNTCTCGTCTTGACCTAGTTTGACGTCGGCAAGAAAGTCGTCGAAACTATCATACTCGACAACGTATTGTAGCTTGTCGTTAACAAGGTCGTGGTCGTACTTGTCGTCAACGATATGCTGAGCTAAGTCGACTTGCTTAGCTCGTAGCCTGAGCGAGTGCTCAAGCTCAGCACGACCGTCTTTGCGTTCTGCAATAGGCTTAGACATTGAACACCTCGTTTTCGAAAGTGCTAAAGTCGTAAGTAAAGTAGTCGAGTTTAGCATCGTAGTCACGCTTGATGTTCACGGTTTTTAACTGGTCGTCAGTCCAGTTGCTCAGGTAAATCTCGAGCACCGATAGTGGGGATATGTTAGCATCTCGTACTAACCTCGCACCTTGCATATATCCACGAACACCTAGTAAGTGGTTGACGGCTCGACGTTTGTCGTTAATAGCTACGCTAAGAAAGTCTAGCATCGCTCGTAGTTGCTTAAGGGCGACCGTTGGTTGGAACGCCGTGTTAAGCGTCATAGGTAACGGATATGTCACCGTCTCGTCGCTGAGCCCCATAACGAGGTTTACTATACGTCGGTCAGTACCGAGGTACATTTTAGAGCAAACGAAACGGTCTAGAGTCGCCGAGTCTAATTGCTTACGAACGTAACCACTTGAGCCCCCAGACCCATTGCCCCAAGTATTTGCCGTCGCTAATATGTAGCAATCCTTGTGACGTATAGCAGTCTCGTTACCTCGTCTCAGTGGTACACTGATTTCGTCGTTAGCTAGTAACGAGTTAAGCGATACCATAACATCAGCATCACCGTTGTCAAACTCGTCAAGTAGTATCAGACCACCGTTCTCCACTATGTTCAGGAATTTGGTGTCGAGAAATTCACCCGTCATAACCATACGTCCAGTCAGGTGAGCCTCACTCACTCCAGCACTCAAGGATATGGAGTAAAAGTCATCTCCAGTAAATCCTAAGTCGGTGGCTATTTGTTGTGCTATAGTCGTCTTACCACTACCAGCACCACCCACGAGTAGAGCTTGTCTATTCGTCTCGACAATAGCCTTAATCAACGGCATTTGCCAGTGCTCAAGCTTACCACTAGCTGACGGCTTAGTAACGGGCTCAGGTGTTGAATTTGCCTTTGCCGACAGTAAAGCCTGAGCAATCATTTGCTCAACGTCGTCCTTAGTTGGTGGCTCTCCACTAGTGTCGTCACTACTAGTAGGCTCGCTATCAGGCTCGCCACTAGGCTCGCTATCAGGCTCGTTACTAGGTGACGGCGTAGTAGGTTGTGAACTCGGCTTAGGTATGCCACTACCACCACTAGTGCCGTTACTACTAGGCTGGCTGAAAGCGTGGTTCAGTTCGTCAATCAGCTTGACAATCTCAGACTTAGGTCGTCTCTTTATGTCGTTACGTAAAGACGATGCGTTTGCTTTGTCGATGTCGCCGTTTCTCTCCAATGTCGATACTAATTGCCTCGCAAGAGGGCGTAACTCTTTCTTGAGATTCATATCGAGCATCTCGTTATTTGTGGGAATTTTGCCACTATTCCCGTTACTAATAGGCGTGTTTCCTTGACCGTGGTTTGTCACGGTCGTCGTTTTAAAGGTCATTTTTTGACCCCTTTCCCGTCGGTAAAGACGGTGTTAGTTGTTCTCGTTGTTATTGTCGTTACAAATAGCCCTTGATTCGATGCTACCGTCGGCTAGTTCTACGGTTTCAAAGTCTATACCGTCGATATAGCTTAACGGCTCGGCATTAAATTCAGCCAATCCCACTATGTCGTCGGTATAGTTGCCAACCTCGATGATATCATCAAACCCGTCGCCAATGTCGATACTATTGCACTCGGCTTGAGCCGTAATAGTGTCGAGATTAGTTTCCACCTCGATAACCCAACTAATCAGGTCGCAAAGTGGGTCTTTAGTATCGGCAAAGGCTTTCAGGCTCTCTAAATCCGTTACTATATCGTCGGCATAGGTCAATCCTATCTCGTCGATAAACGCTGATAAATCGGAAGGGTCGAGGTTTCTAATACCGTCGGCATTAGTACCGTAATCGGTGCTCTCGAGTACTTTCGTTCTATACGTGTCGACTATAGGGCAATTCAGGATTGCTATAGCGTCGGTGGTTGTATTACCTTTATCGTCGGTAAAGTATACGTTATTGATGTTGTTTTCATTGTTCATTTTGTCCTCCTTGGACGTCGTTATTTCGAGACCGTTATCCCGTGTGGGGCTCAGTCGAGGTGTCTCGGTTGGTCCTCGGTCGAGTATAATAATGTAAGGGGCTCAAATCTAGGAGTCAAGCACAATCTTTGTTTGTCGACATAGAAACGATACATATTTGTACGGGGGCTCGAGGGTGCAAAGGGGTGCTCAGGTGCTCACGTGTGCGTAGGAAACCACAGTGCTCAGGAATTTTCAACCTTAGAGGGAGACTAACCGTAAGTCCACATATTGCTAGACTTAACCTCGGTGCTCAACCGTTACTTCCTAACGTAGTTTGGCATAGGGGGGGGACTTGCACGCAAGAAAAGAACTTCACACATACTTAAGATATTTTTTTAGTTTAGTAATGTGTCTGATTAATAGCGTTATTAGAGAGTTTCTAAGTGTTGATATTGCTTGAGATAGGAATTCCGATAACTATACTAACTATACTAGCTAGTAGGATTGCATAGTTCTTCTAACTAGAAGTTAACCTAAAAACAGTCTGAAGTCAAGGACAAACCACATATAAAAGCATAAAAATATTATTTTACAAAAAAACGATAATAGGTATTGACTTTGATTACATTATTAGAATAAACTAAGGTATGGCAAAAAGAAAGATAAAAAAACCTACCAATAAAGACTTGGTATACAACATAGCCCTCTTAAGACAACATACAACGATGTTAGAACAAAAACTTATGGTACTTGATTCTGTTATTAATAAATATATAGAAATGAAAAAAGATACCACAAAATTTAATAAATTCTTACAAGATGAAATAGAAAAGGGAGCAGATGTTGAAAAAGATACAGATACCAAAGAAGCCACTAAAGCTTCAGATTAATAGTCACGACTACCGTATTAGATTCATTGAAGGTAAAAAAGCTGAATATGGAACAGACGGTACAGAAATACTAGGAGCTATATCTATGCGTAATTGCGATATTATCGTAGAACGTGATATGAAAGACTCTAAGATACTAGAAGTATTGTGCCACGAAGTAGTCCACGCTATTACATACGGTACAAGTTTAGAAATGTCAGAAACACAAGTACAAGTAATGGCTAATAGCCTGTTTTCTTTAGGGTTCGGTAATTACTTGTGGGAAAAATCAGGAGGTAAGTATGATTCCTAACTACGACGCTATTATTAAAAAAGCAAAATCGCTATGCGATGACAAGAATACAGACTACGCACAGCAAAAAGACCCTTTCTCTAACTTTGAAATGGTAGAAGCATTAAAGATATGTGACACACCTACAGGTATACTAGTAAGAATATCAGATAAGATTGCTAGAATATCTAATCTATTACGTAGAAATGGTGAAAAAGCAGTTTCTAATGAAAAACTTGAAGACACTATGTTAGATTTGATAAATTACAGTATAATACTATGTAGTTATTATTTATACAGTAATGACTTATTAGATAAACTAGAAGAAAAGGATAATGATGATAGTACCAGGTAAAATATTAGAACATACTACTAAGAAAAAGAAAGTAAACCTACATTGTTTAACAGATGTACACGTAGGTAGTAAAGTATTTGATAGGATGCTATTACTTAAAGCTATAGATAAAATTAAAAAAGACCCAAATGCGTTATGGTTCGGTAATGGTGATATGCTAGAGTTTATTCCACCTAATTACCACATACCAGAAGGCGACCAAGCTTTCGATAACAATGAACAGTACTCACAGTTTGTACAAATGGTAAGACCTATTATGAAAAAGTGCGTATTTATGCGTGGTGGTAACCACGATACACTACGTTCTGTACGATTAGCAGGTATTGACATTATTAGAGTGCTATGCGATGACTTAGAAGTACCATACTTCCCGTTTCCTGGCTATGCCGTTATTAATTACGGTAAGAAAAGGTTTTCTTTTGCTAGTGGTCACGGTAAAAGTGGTGCAAAGAACGGAGATATGGAGTTAATTAGACTTAGAAACATATTTCCAGAAGCTGATATGTACTATTTAGGGCATAATCACCAACTATACGCTAAACCTGTAGACTCTTACGAAATTATGCAAGATAATGAAGAAGTAAGAAGACAATGGTTTGTACGTGGTGGGTCATTTATAGGATATGCTGAATATGCACGCTATGCTATGTTTGAACCACAGACTAAAGGTTGGGTAGAAATACGATTAAGCGAAAAAGACCCTGAATATATAGTACATCGTAAATGAAATCAAGAATTGTAAAAGGTAAGGAGCACATTGTATATGACAATATCAATGAACTCGGACAGGTTATGTCAATTAAAGACGTACAGGATGACTGGAGAATTGCTCCACTTAATTCTTGGGTTTTAACAGACGATGGGCAGGTTTGTGAAATCATAGAACGAGGAAAGATTAATGGTCAATCTTATGTACGCACAGCTATTGGTATGTTTCGCTGTGCTCCTTCTATAAAAATGCAAGGAGAGTTACGTGAAAACATATATAACTTTCAAGGTATTAATGCTAATAAAGCTGCAAGGCTAAGAAAGAAACCTACTAAGCAAGAGTACTTGTTTGCTAGATATATAGCTAAGGGTGATGGAGTTATAGAAGCTTTTAAACAAGCATACCCTAAAGCAACATCTGATAACTACATAAAAGAAAGAAGTAACTTACTATTAAGAACTGAGAGGATTAAAACATTGGTAGATAAAGAAATAGAAAAAATATTAGAAAAAACAGAAATAACACCACAATACTTACTTGAAAAAACAAAAGAGATTGTTGATAAAGAAGACGCTAGGGATAGCGACAAGCTTTCTTCGTTAAAAATACTTATGGAAATATCAGGTATATTAGGTAAGAAAGAACAAAAAACAGAATCAATACAGTTGTTTCAAGGGTTTAATCCTAAGCAGCTGGAAATACTAGAGGGAAAAAATGTCAAAAAAATCGCCGAGCAAACTCGTGAAGTGCCTGATATGCGAGAAGATGATTAACTGTGTTAAACAAGATATACCATTTATAGATATGATTATGAAAGAAATGTACAGTGTTAGTCAAAGTGATTTTATTGTTGTTGACTGCCCTTGTCTTTCAGTATATAATGATAAACAAGAATTAATAGGTTTATCTGAAACATTTATTAAAGACCACGGTGAAGCTTAATGACAGTATCTGAGAAAGAAGCAGTACTACATAAAGCATCTAAGGATTTAATACTGTTTGGTAAACTGTTTTTACCAAATGATTTTTTACATAAATCCGAATCTCCACCTTTTCATTATGAATTAGGTAAAAAATTGATTAGTACAAAACCTGGAGCACGTATTTGTAATGTGCTTCCGAGAGGTTTTGGAAAATCAGTATTAATGAAAGCAGCAATTATGCACAGACTTTGCTTTACACCCAAAGACCAAGCTATATTTATGGCGTGGGTAGCTGAAGAACAAGGTCAATCTATTGACCATCTTAAATATATACGTTCACATTTAGAAAACAATGATGCTATAAGACATTACTTTGGTAACTTGTGTGGTGGAGACACAGGTAAAAGATGGACAGAAAAAGATTTAGTAACAAATAAAGGTCATCGTATTATAGCTAAAGGTACTTCACAAAGGCTTAGAGGTCGTTCTGAAGTAGATTCTAGATACACAGGTATCATACTAGATGACTTTGAATCAGAACTTAATACAAAGACAGCACCACGTAGAGATGAAATTAAACAATGGATTGTATCTACAGTATACCCAGCACTTGAAGAAAGTCCAGGCAAAGAAGGCTGGATATGGTTATCAGGTACAATCGTACACTATGACGCTTTCTTACAAAATATATACGATGGTTACTTAGATTCATTAAAACATAAGAAAAAATTTCCTTGGGACGTAACATTTATTAGAGCTATAGAAAATGGTAAAGCAACTTGGTCTCAACAATTTTCATTAACAAAGCTTAAACAAAAAAAACAAGAGTTTATAGAAGCTGGTAAAGTAGATAAGTTTGCACAAGAATATCTTAATGATGCACGTGATGTTGCTTCTGCTACGTTTCAAATGGATAAAATACAGTATCATAACCACGAGTTTGTAAATAACAATGGGTTTGCTTGTTTAAAAGATAACGATGACTTAATACCAATACACTTATATATGGGCGTAGATTTAGCTCATACAGCTACAAAAAGTTCTGACTATCAAGTAATTATGATAATGGGAATAGATGCTGATAAAAATAGATACGTAGTTGATTACTACCACGATAAGATACCAGCATTTGATATGCCTAAGAAAATAATGGAGTATGCTAAGAAGTATTCACCGTTTAAAAGAGTAGCCGTAGAAACTGTAGGTGCTCAGGAAATGGTAAGAGATATGGTAGAACGTATGGCTAGTAATGAAAAAAGATTACTACCAGGTATTAATAAGGGCGTTAGACCACCACACGGTATTAAAAAAGAAGATAGACTAGAGATGTCACTAGGTAGTATTGTAAATAGTAAGAAACTATTTATTAAAAAAGAACATACAGAACTTATGGATGAGCTATTTGAATTTCCTAAAGGACGAAACGATGACTTGTTAGATGGACTTTATTATGCAGACTTTTTTGCTAAACCACCTAGAAGTAGACGTATGTCAGACGGTGATGACCCAGGGCAAAGTATGATGAAAAAAGTATCTACTAAAATTAATTGGATGACAGGATTAAAAATATGAGACTTCGCATACTAAATGGTGTTAATTTTTTCAGGGGTATGTATAGCATAAAAGAATACATTGACTACTTAAAAAGGGTAGAGGGCTACAAAAATAAAGTAGGGGAAATTTTTTTTCCATACGACTCACCTGAAGGTGGGTTAAAAACTATAGGTTATGGATATAAAATAAAGAGCTTATCTGAACAAAATGCTTTAGATAAAGCTGGTATGTCTACAACGGAAGTTGAGAATAGACTGTTAGAGGAGTCAGAAATATCTTTGCTAAAAGCTGAAAAATATTGTAACCGAAAAAATTACGATTGGCATAGCATAGATACTAGGTTGCAATATGCTTTAGCTGATATATGTTTTAACGTAGGAAGTTTAAAGAGTTTTCCTACTACAACTAAATGTTTAGCTAACAATGATGTAAAGGGTGCAGTAGCAGATGACCCAACAAGAGAAGGTTTTAAGCATTACGAAAGAACATTTAAAGATAGAGATGGTAATCGTAAGACTTTAGCTCGTAATAAAATATTTTATAAAGAATTTTTACAACCATATTTAGAGGAAGATAGTAATGGCTAAGATAGATACAAGAAAAGGGTTATCAACACTTGCAAAGATGTATGCAAAATTAGACAATAAAAGAAAAGAAATTTCTAATAGGTTTCGTTCAGAACATCAGAATTATAACATACGTCAATACAATCAAAAACACGGAACAAATATTAAACCTATGGAATCTGAATATGACCAAAGACAAAAAGCTATGATGAAAAAATATAAAGAAGAATTAAAGAAGGAAAATAATTAATGGCTATTAAAGAAGATAAAGCAGCAGCAGCCAATAGAGAAATATTTAGACGTTATGCAGATGCACGTAGAGATTGGGATAAAGATGCTAGAGATGCTATTGATTTTACTTTAGGAAATCATTATACAGCTGAGGAGTCTGAAACTTTACAATCAATAGGTCAAGCAGACTTTACAATAGATAGAATTTATGCAGCAATAGATAAGTTAAAATCTTTAATGACATCTAGACCTGTATCTTATGGGATTACAGCACGAGAAGATTCTGATACAAAATTAGCTAATGTGTGGAAAACACTATTAGAATATATATTTGATATATCAGATGGGCAGCATCACTTTAAACAAGCAGTTCACGATTACGCAACTACAGGTATGGGGTACTTTTATGCGTATATAGAACCAGAAGCAGACTACGGTAGAGGTGAAGTAATGTTCACACACGTAAATCCTTTTAGGGTATACGTTGACCCTGCATCTAGAGATAGATATTTTAAAGATGCTGCCAGTATAATTTTATCAACTATTCTTACAGAAGAACAAATATTAGATTTATACCCAGCTGTAGAAGAATTCTTACCAGATATAGAACCTTACTCTAGTTCAGATATGTATGATGACTACCCTAGTTCACAAAACAAAAATGGTATGAACTTATATACACCTGCTGAAGTAAAAAATAAAGACTATCAACAAACAGTTGGAAGTAGATATAGAATATTAGAAAGATTTAGCAAAGTAAAAGTTCCTTTCTTTAGAGTAGCAGATACATTAAAAGAACAAGAAACTATAATGGATGCAGAAACATTTGCTGTATTCTTAGAACAAGAAGAAGAAAACTTTGCAAGCAATTTGTATAGCTATGTAGAAATTCCA